CGAGAATCTCTCTCCATTGTGCATAAGTCGCCATTTCAAACCGAAGCGAACTGAATGGAAACCGAACTAAACCGAACATTGCTGGAGCCGTTTGATACGACCTATCTTGGTCAAATGCTCCCCCGAATACACACGCCCATTCTGGATTTACCATCTAGGGGCGATGAAGTAATTGATTTAGCAAATAAAATTGGGATGCCGCTCATGCCATGGCAAGCGCATGTAATTACTGAGGCAACTAAGTACCATCCAGACACAATGAAGCCCGCGCACAAAACAAACGCGCTATTAATCTCACGGCAATCTGGTAAAACCCATTTATTACGAATGAGGATATTGGCAGGGCTATTTTTGTGGGATGAGAAGTTAATTATTGCCACTGCTCAAAATCGGGATATTGCACTTGAAACATTTAGGCTAGTTGCTAACACCATTGAGGATAATCCATTCTTAAAAGATAAAGTGCGCTCAATAAGAGTTGCAAACGGGCAAGAGGAAATAACAACTAAAACTGGATGCCGGTACAAGATCATTGCGCCCAATGCCGGCGCGCGTGGTTTATCAGCCGATCTTGTTGTTATTGATGAAGCGCGAGAGCTGCAAAATACAGATGCTTATTCTGCAATGGTGTACACGACTCAGGCACGACCACGCTCTCAAATCTTTATGGCAAGTTCTGCAGGGGATGCTTTTAGCGTAGTTCTTAATAGAATTAAAGAACAGGCACAAAAAGCCATAAGCGCACCTGATTCAGATAAAACAATCGGATGGTGGGAGTATTCAGCACCTTATGGTTGCGCTTTTGATGATGTAGAAGCATTAAGGCAATCTGTACCGGCATTGGGCTACACAATCGACATGGAAACTATACAAGCGCGGTTAAAAGACCCAGAACCAATGATTCGTACAGAATTACTCACTCAATGGATTGAAACGCTTAAAAATCCATTTCCCGAAGGAGCATGGCCTGATTCATTGGTTGAGGGTTTGGAATTGCCAGTTGGCAAACCTACATGGTTCGCAGTGGATGTTTCACCCGATCGTAGGCATTGTTCACTAATGGGTGCGCAACAAATGGATAACGATAGAATTGGGGTAGGATTAATTCAAACTTGGGAATCCAACACATCTGTAGATGATTTTAGGATTGCAGCTGATGTTTCTACTTGGGCTCGTAAATATTCAGCACAAGTTGTTGGTTTTGACAGATATACGGCTTCTGGCATTGCAGCGCGTTTAGCGAGTGCAGGAATACCCGTGCAGGATATGTCAGGCTCAATTTTCTATCAAGCATGTGATGAATTGCTAAGTGCGATGTCATCGGGCAGATTAGCGCACTCAGGGCAAGAGGAATTGACTAAACACATCTACAGTTGCGCTCGAAAGGAAGGAGCCGATGGTGGATGGCGAATTATCCGAAAAGACTCAAGCGGCTATGTTTCAGCAGCCGTTGCACTTGCAATGGTAATTCACTTCGCATCTAAGCCAAATCAAGTAGCGGGCATCTTTTCCGTTTGACAATGCGTTAATGTGTGATATGCGCTATCATTTGAATCTATGGGAATTCTAAATAGTTTTCGCACTGTAACAGCCGCAACCAATACATTTCCAGCAATGGCCGATGTAATTATGGAAGCGCAAAACTCTCCAGTAGTTTATAGCACTGGATACGCTTATTATGATCCAATTGGTTATGTAAGCGCTACACGCGATCAAGCCATGTCGTTGAGTGCAGTTGCCAGATGTCGCAACATTATTGCTGGAACTCTTGCAAGTATCCCTCTAGAACTTTACAGTTCAAAAGGTGAGGAATTACCACGCCCAAGATGGATGAAACAGCCAGATCCTAATTCAACCCGTGGGGCTACCCTTGCGTGGACAATTGATGACTTAATTTTTCATGGCAACGCCTATTGGCAAATTATTGATGTTTACAAAGAGGATGGGCGACCATCTGCATTTAGATTTATTCCTTACAGCCGTGTAACTCCTAACTATAATTTCAATTCAACTTTAGTTGTTGGTTATTCAGTTGATGGTGCAACTGTTCCTAATAGTGGGTTAAATAGTCTTATTACTTTTCAAGCCCTTGATGAAGGGGTTTTGAAAAGAGGGGCGACCACAATTAAAACTGCTCAAAGCCTTGAACAAGCTGCAAGGCGTTCGGCTGAGGAACCAATCCCATCTGGCACATTACGCAATACAGGAATGGACTTACCAGAGGAACAAGTTTTAAGTTTATTGTCAAAATGGAAAACTGCTAGAAGTACACGCGCAACTGCCTATCTTACAAGTAATCTTGAGTTCAAGGCAGAACAGTTTGATAACTCTCAACAACAATTAGTTGAGTCCAGAAAAGCAATGCAAACTATGTTGGCTCAGATGATGAATGTTCCACCATATTTAATTGGTGCTGAATCAGGTTCATCAATGACATATAACAATGCAGAAGGCGAAAAGCGCTTTTTAGTTGATTTCTCATTAAGAAATTACATAACACCAATTGAACAGCGTTTAAGCATGGATGACATTACAATCATGGGTCAATATGTGGAATTTGATTTAGATGATTTCTTAAGAGGCAATCCTGCCGAAAGAGCTGCATTTTATCGCGATGTTGTTCCACTTGGAATACTTACTGTAGATGAAGCAAGAGATTTAGAGGATCTAGCACCATCCAATTCACCTGTTACACCACAAATAGGAGCAACTACAAATGGAGATTAATTTTTCTGCAACTGAAATTAATTTAACTGCTAATACTGCTAAGCGTGAAATCTCGGGCTTAATTGTCCCATTCAACAGCCGTGGTTATACAAGTGCTGGTGAAGTCGTATTTGAAAAAGGAGCATTTGGCGAGATCACTGCAAGCAAGATTAAATTGTTGCGCGATCATCGAATTGACCAACCTGTTGGGCGCATGATTTCAGTTAGCGAAACACCAATGGGATTAGAAGCCACATTTAAGTTGGGATCATCTACCCGCGCACAAGATACATTGTTGGAAGCCGCAGAAGGACTAAAAGACGGCTTGAGCATCGGCGCTAAATTAGATCAATGGAGTGAGAAAGATGGCGTGATCTATGTATCAGCTGCCACAATCAAAGAGGTTTCCGTAGTTACTGAACCAGCATTTTCAGAGGCGCGGATCGCTCTAGTTGCGAGTGCAACAGAGCCAGAACAAGAAAAGGAAATACTAATGGCCGAAACAAATCCAGTAGCCGAAACGGAAGTTTCGGTTGAAGCCGCAGAAGTAAAGGCAGCCGCCGTAACTCCTGCAACTCAGGTATTTACTGCCCCACGCGTTAACACAAATGTAACTGCAGGACAGTACGCAATGGCACAAATCAAAGCAACTCAAGGCGATTCAGATGCACGCGATTTAGTCGCAGCATTACAGATTGCAACAGTTACAGAAAACACAGGAATGGTTCCACCTAACTATCTAAAAGATGTTATTGGTGTTATTGATTCACAACGCCCATTTATTGATTCAATCGAACGCGCTCCACTTCCAGCAAGCGGAATGAAAGTGTTTACACCAAAACTTGGTACTCAGGCAACTGTTGCACTAACTGCTGAAGGTGCAGAGTTTTCATCAACTGACACTACAGTAACTTTTCAAGAGGATTCAATCGTCAAATTTGCAGGAGCCGGCGTAATCAATGTTGAACTTCTAGATCGTTCAGATCCGTCATTCTTGGATCTATATTTAAGAGAACTTGCTGCATCTTACGCACAAAAGACTGATGCCTACGCATCAAACATTGCTGCACAAAACTCAGCAGCTTCAACGGGCTCAACAATTTACAAAGCGATTGCAGATGGTATTGCAGATGCTTATGGAGTTATGAAGCGCACACCAAATAACCTCTTAGTTTCAAACAGTGGAGGTTCCGGAGATATTGATTTCTCAGGACTACTAGGTGCAGTCGATACAACCGGTCGCCCAATTTTTGCAGCAGCAGCCCCTCAGAATGCTAACGGACTTGTTTCACAAGGTTCAACTGTTGGTACAGTTGCAGGATTAAATCTTGTTGTTGATCCTTACTACACAGGCAACGATGCAGGTGTTAAGTACGGTTTGGTTTATCCATCCGATGCAATGCGATTCCATGAGTCAGGTACTCTTGAGATCAGAGCAAACATTGTTGCTAATGGTCGCATTGAAGTTGGTGTTTATGGTTATGTATGTGTTGTTAACCGTTACCCAACTGCATTCCGTTACCTTACAGTAGCGTAATAACAAACTAGATCGGGAG